AAGAAGTTCTTTTCTGGTTTGCTGTCTACTAGTTTGATTCTACTAAAATCTCCACAGATATCCATACCTGCTGAAAGAGGAGTTTCATACTTAGGAAGTTGATGTCTGGATTTATTAATTATTGATACTTTCATGGAGCAAAATAAATTCTTTTAAGTAAAACTTAGCATCTATAATACACTTGGGAACTAGTCCTTCTAACTCTAAATCGTTTCTTATAGCGTCCCTCACAATGGTAGCCGATATTCCTTCTTCTACCTGTTCTCTAGCCATAAGAGTCATAGATATGTAATCCTTTAGCATAAACTTTGGAAACCATGTAGTAATGATTTCATACCCATCACTATAGTAGATATTAAAAGAGGATTCTTTTATAATACTAACTATATTAGCATATAAATAGAATCCCCAATCCTGAGAGTTGTCTGACTCATCAGTTAAATCCTTAAGAGGATGTATCACACATTTATTAAGCAGACTTTCCTCTTCTAGCGCTGTCTCTAATAATCTCATTCTAATATTTATCGGAATGGGATTTCTAGCATTTATTTTATCAGCACTTCCAACCAGCAAAAGAACCTTATCATTCTCTAAACAAGCTTTTCTAATTAAAGCTAGATGCCCATTATGAATGGGCTGAAATCTAGCTAAAATAACTCCGTATTTCATTTGGAATCTTTTTGTTTATTAGTTATCTCTGTAGTTTTAATTATCTCTCTAAAGTCTAATAACTTCCAGTTTTGTCTCTTATATTTCTTATGGTCTTGTGCAAAATCCTTTAAATCAGATTTATTACAAAACAAAGCAAAAGCATAATCAACTATAATTTCAGAAATCTTTTCGTAGTTCTGCTCCTTATTTGTAGTCAAGTTGAGAATTACATCATCAATTTCTAAATCTGGACAGTTGTATTTAGCTGGAATGTAGTTTTTGTCATTATAATAAACGCAAACAATATTTGTAAATTTTCTAATCATATTAAGCTAGTTAATTCTCTTAATTTAATAGGAGTAAATTCAAAGTTAAACCAATCTCCATCTGTAGTCTGAAACATATGAGAATCCCAATCTATTGTTGTAATCTTTGGAACTGTTTTTACAGGATTACAATTAATGATTACAGGAAGCCCCACCTTAAATGCTCCAGTAATACCATCATAGACCTTTCCGACACCAGATTTGTGCCAAACCTTTATTCTACCATGTTTAGAGTGAAGAAGGTCTTCTTCCTCACTAGTGAAATCTTTGAAGATGTTCTCCTCCAAACCCTTTATCAGAAGACACTTTTTACTAAGAATATCAGATACGTCACTCTTTTCTACCATATACAGTATAATTATTTAATGTTTTAAGTATCTTATCTATAGTACAAGTATTAGCCTCACTATAAAAAGCCATTACTGGTTCTGAATCATTATTGATGAGCACTGCAAAAGGAGTATGTCTAGCGCTAAAACCTCCCTTAAGCTTGAAGGCGTTTTTACGTTCCTTAAACAAGCCTTCATGGTAAGTTTGTAATTCTACTAAAGGATATTTAGAAAGAACCTTTTTTAATTCGTCAACCAGATGTTGACTGTTATCATCATATGCAACCTTAAGAATCATTTCCAAAAACGTGATGTTATGTCTTTAACTATGGGTTTTCCACAGCTATTATCTATATGAAGCATAACTTGATTAGTTGTCTTACTATTTAAAGGCCCGTTTTCTTCAATATATGGACCTAGCTTGATATAATCGAAATGCTTCATATTCACGTGCTCTGATAGTTCTTGTCTACCTGAGTACCATGCCACTTTTAAATTCGGATAATAATCTTTAACAAAACTAGCTAACACATTTACTAAGTGAGGGTCAGAATCCCCTCCCATAAATGCTATACACGAAATACCATCTGTAATTAGTTCGTCTAGATGAATAATGTAATCATCAGAGAACCCCTGCGGATATTCAATTAATGGTTTACCTATATCTTCGGCTAGGTATTGACTATGACATCCTTTACAATGACAAGGACAGTTAGATATATTTATAGCTAATGTAATCTCATCCGGAATTTCCTGAAAGACTACTCTGGCATCAACATATTTAAGCATACTCCTCAATCTTTTTAGTTTCTGTATCTAATATAAAAGGTCTTCTTACGTCTAAGCAAGCAAACTTGTCAGTAATAATGGGTTCTGATTCCAATTGAGTATGCCCAAATATTTGATAATATGTAGACTCTCTATCTCCTTCTCTGACATCGCTCCATACCATACTGCCTGTATTAGACCACCCTCCTCTCATACGAGATACTTCCCATAGGAAGCCAACTAGAAAGTCCTCAGGCTTAGTAATTAGGTCAGTAATAGTAAAATCCATACTCTTTAACCAATCATTAGTAACTCCAGCATGAGTATATAGAATACCTTCCGAGAAGTATTTGAGTTGGAATAGAGACTTGAAATTCTCAAACATTTCCTTAATTAGCTCTGCATTAGCGTAATCATACCTAGAAGCACTTCCGAAATCATAGCAATAAGCACAGTCGTGATTTCCAAGGAGTAGTATTACCTTATCGGGATTATCAACTTTGAATTGGATAATCTCTTTAAACTCCTCTATCGCATTCTCTCTAGTAATACCTTCATAACCATATGGGTCGAGGTAGTCCCCTAAAAAGACTACCTTATCCACACTATTAATCTTCTCTTTTGCTTTTCTCCAGAATGGTCTACCGTGAACATCTGGAATAATTAAAACTTTACTCATACAACTTTATCAATTCTATAATGTGCTTTTTCATCGTATTTCCACGCATTACATCTTTCTTTATTTCCTCTACAATAATACCCGAAGTCTGCACAAGTCAAGCAATCTTTACATAAGTTTTCTTTAGCATATTCAAGATATATTTGTCTCTTCTTTTCTTCGTCATTCCCATAAAATACTAAGGTATAAACGGTTCTATCAACTGAGCATCCAGGTCCTGCAAAAGTTTTAGCTTGTCTAGATACTATATGAGATAGATTAAAATGTTTAATAACTTGCATTTCATTAAGGAACTTCTCCAGCTCAGCAGCTGTTCCTACAAACTCTTCTATTTTATACATTTTTTGAATATGTTCTTCTTTCAGCTTCTATTCTTCTATCCTTACCAAAAGCAGTGATAGGTCTTAGATAGCCAATAATTCTGGTATATTGAGTAATATGTTCACTTCCACATTTAGGACATACCTTAATGGGAGCTTTCACAATATGTTTACAATCCTCGCACTTACTATTAGGAATATTGAACGTGAAGTAATTAGTTCCTTGCTGAATAGCAAAGTCTATAAGCTTCAAGTATTGCTCCTTAGACAGATGTTCCTCCAAGTTAATGTGAGCTGCACTACCTCCATCTGTATACTGATAAGTCTGCCTTCCATGAAGTATAAACTTATCCAACACTGATGTATCATCATGGGCATTATAGAAGTAACTATTGTATAGATTCCTATCTTCAGGAACCCAATAGCCATCTGCTTTATCCCATTTATAATTTTTACCACCAAGTCCCTCTGCTGGAACAACTTCAGAATTAAATAGGAAAGGTCTTTTCTTATCGTGGATGGAATGAATCTTATTCTGCTCCTTAATAGTTCCGAGGATTAGTTGCAAGAACTCGAAATACTCTGGATTATTAGATACTTTCAGTCCTAGGAACTCAGCAGCTTCATTCAAACCATTTAAACCAATAGTACTGTATAGGTCTTTAATATTGATATATCCACCATTAGAAGAAGCAAACATCTTCTTTTCTTCCCATTCATAGAGCATAGTCTTATAAGTAATGTGATACTTGTAGACTCTATCAAGTATACCTATTAACCACCCTTTAAATTGGTTAGCTACATCCTTAGACCATATTTTATGATTATAACATTTATAATAATCTTGTATAATTCTATTGATATTGAGAGTTATCACATTACAGCTACCAGTTTTGACCCCAGTCATACCAGAGGTAGGACTAAATGTATTCTCCGCCAATTCATTACGAAGTCTACAACACGAAGCTAGACTATCCGCACTATCAGAAATATAAGTAAAGAAACTATGACCTTGTGCATACATTTCTGCACACAAATCTTTGTATTCCTTATCTATAATATCTTTTCCATCATGCACCATAGCGAAAGTTTCAACTGGAAAGGTTAGTACCTGTTTCAGACGCAGCTTGTTGAACCAAGACATAAATAGTCTTTGCAACGTATCAATCGCACTCCACTCCGGTTTCGTTCCGTCTGGATAATAAAATTCTCCAAACAAGGACTCGAAGTATGTCTTATCATAATACGACACGTTAGTAAAGGGTGATTGATAACTTCTATTTCCTGCGGGCTGATTAATTCCCCAAACAAACTGCTTGAATGCTTTGAGAATACTATCTTTAATAGTACGCTTAATGAGTGAATGCTCGGAGGTACATATACAGTCAAGCTTTTCATACCACTTTTCTCCATATTCAGCTATGATATAATAATTAAGAGCAATGAAGTAACTTCCTACAGCAACTGCTCCTTTACACTGAGAAGATAGTAGAAACACTAGATTAGTAACCTGTCCACTAAACGACTGCAAATCATTAGGAGGACCAGGAGTAACTCCGTCAATATTACCTACACCTTCCAACATAAGTGGATATAATGAAACTGCCATACAATACTGTTTAAGTACGGATGTAGAAGCTTCATCATGAGTATAGATAATATGACTATCTAAGTCTCTAGAATATTGAGAGGCTAGTTCTGGATAAAGAAGCTTCAACTTCTTTTTCATACGATAGCGTTGAATTTCTCTGTTTTCGCGCTTTCTGTCTTCACTTTCTAATGTAGCAACATTCTTAGATACAACATTAGCATTTCCATCTGTTTCAGATGAAGTGGCTGCATTTTCAGAACTATTTATATAGTTGTCTTGATAACTAATCTTAGCTATGATTTCTCTAAGCCTAGATTGCTCACTTCTATATTGAGAATAAGCCGAGGCTACATCATCATAACCATAGTCTCTCAAGGTCTCAATTACAACATCTTGAATTTCTTCAATAGTAATTCCATCCCATAAATGCATATCTGATACCATAGCATTAATAACGTCTCTGTTCTCATCTGGGCAGCAGGCGTTAAATGCCTTAGATATTGCTTCTACTATTTTATTACTATCAAACTCCTGTAAACTTCCGTCTCTTTTTACTACCTGCATATTAAATACCCATTACGTCCTTAATTAACAATGTCTTCTCAAATTTATTAACCAAATCTCTCTTATCTTGGGTAATCAGGTCAGTAAATGCGTTATACACAGTAAATCCGTCTACAACATTGTCCGTCGTATAATACTTAGATTTTTCATCATAAAATAAATCTTTATAAACGTCAATCGGAGCAGATTCAGCTAATTTTACAGAACCAAATCCCATATTGATTTTAGAATTGATGCAATTATCAACCCAGTGGCCTAGGTCAGCGTATATATCATCTTTCTTATATTCCATCTCTGAAAGCTTCTTAAGCATCAAGTTAGTTTCGTCTGTCATTGACATAGCATTTCTCAAAAAGCTATAGTTAATAGCAGATTCAGGCTCTAGCTCAGAAACATTTAACATTTCTGGATTAAATACACACAGATTCAGACAAGCCATATTTAAAGCTCCTACATAGAACTTAACTAATGGTTTACGAGTATCTAGAGCATAAATCATACTGATTACTCTCTTATGATTATCCCAGGCATATTCGTCTGGTAAAACTCCTTGAATCCAAACTCTATTGTATATTACATCATCAAAATTAATCTCCCCGTCTTTAGTAAGTGATATTTGGTCGGCAGGCTTAGCATTAATGATAAAGTTATCAGTCATCTTAGATACTCTGTCTATAAACGGAGTCACATAAGCTTCTGTAGTAAAATACTCCTTATCCTTAATTCTAGTTGCCTTTCCCTGCATCAATTGTTCAATCGTCAATTCCATTTATTTCTCCTTTTAATATACTATTAAGTATCTCTCCAGTGTCTGCCAAATCTACTCTGTCTGGCATCATCTCAAACGGTAGGTCATCTGCATCAAAATCCAGCATAATTTGCTTCATATTAGATGTCTTATCTCCCCAATACTCACTTGGGGAACTTGTAGCTTTAGATATTGAATCTTCTAAGGTATTAATTAATCTTTTAATATCTTCAGTCATAGTTGCATGACATACAAACTTCGGAGTTGTTATCAAAAACATCCCAAAGTGGTCAATAATGAATTTATTGATATCTGTATAACCAAACTCCTCCGCCAAATCTTTTAATTTTTTACTAAACTTGGTATATTGGTAGTTCTTTATTTTGAAGTAATAACCTATATCTTGAAGAAGTGCTTTCTTTAGGCAAGTTTTGTATCCTCTCATAGTCCTACCCACAACAGAATCCCCTACTTTGCATTCGTGCAATATAAAGGTTATTTTTCCATCTTTGAAGTACCATCCAAATCCATCTGTCCAATAAAACTTTAGTAGTATACATTCCCCATTAGAGGATGTGCTTATACCTAGTTTTACTGCATCTTCTAACATAGGTTCATTACTGACTACCCCATTCTCGTCCAAAGCATTATACAGGATTTCTTCACCTGTGTACCGTTTCCATTTATCCATTTAATCGTTAATTAGTTGTTACACTTTCATAATTAAATTACGTTTTATATCTATCAAACTTAAATTTATCTCAAAATAAAAAAGGAAGACCACCCTAAGGTAATCTTCCTTTTAAAACTTATATCTTTAAGAAATTAGGCTTCGATACCGAAAGCAATCCAAGTACCGTTCTTAGTGTTCTTAGAAGGAGTATATTGTGCAGTTGCTACTACAGCTTGTCCCTCAACAACATCCTTAGTCTTTACTAACTCAGCATTTCCTTTGTACTTACCGCTCTTATACAGCTCCTTAATTGCATTCTTAGCGTCAGCCTTGTTAGTATCAACCTGACAAACTACTGTCTGAGTTTCCTTGTCAATCCACTTGTAGAATGTTTTAAACTTACGTTTTCCATCACCCTTAACATCGTCAATCTTATACGGACGCTCACGAGTGTCAGCAACAGACGATTCAACAGTAATCAAATAACCAGCACCGGGACAATTCTTACCTTTCTTTGCAAGATATTCAAGCATGAACTCTTTTACATCACGCTCTGTGATACCCTTAGTCTGTTTAGCTTTCCAATTTTTGTAAGCCTGTGTTGCATCTCCGTTTACATGGAACAATGTGCTTTCTACTTGTGCGATTGCTGCTTCTTTGCTTTCTGCTACTACTTCTACTTTCTTAAAATTCAAAATCGTTGTACTCATAATAAATAAAAATTTTAAACATAAATCATTAACATATAATCTAGAACTATTTTTCTGTATCTAATCAGTATCGTTTCCCTTACTGATGTAATCAATTATACTTCGTAATTTAGGGAAACCCTAATCTTTAAATGTTAATTTTATGTTAAAGGGTGTTAAATTGACCCTAGTCACACACCTTATGCTAAATAATAAAATTTCCGACTTTTGTCTTTTTATTAGTTAAAGCATTCTTTATATCCTATATCGGAAAACCTAAACTCTATGAACATTCCTATATGGAATCGTAATCCTTATAGAATATGCCCCTTGAGGTCCAGACTCTGATGTATTTTCTCTACTTGGCAATATTTTGAGACTATTCTACTAGTCTCTCTACACTATCATGAAAGTGTAAGATAATATAGTTGTTATCTTCAAACCATTCCTTAGCTACCTAGTATTTTCTAAACATCTTATGGAGTAGCTTTTCTACCTGTTTATCTCCATCCCTTACATCTAACAATTGATATCCAAAGGCGCAGGTATTATAGCACTTCATTCTCCTCTAGACATCTTTAGCGAAGCCTATCTTCAAAAAGTTGTTGTTTCTTAATAGATATATCATAAAAATTTTTAACATTAAAATGGTACATAATTGTCTAGCAAAATTTTGAGTTGTTTGGGCATATCCTTGGGCTTTATTCCAAAGTCAAGGAAAGTATTACACCCATACATTAAATCCTCGCAAATGGCCCCTAGGGACTTCAGGAAGGTATTTTTTTCCACCTCCCCAAAGTCGTTACCTACTTTTAGGAGAACATCATAACAAGTTACTTTTTGACCTTTTTTCCTTAACTCATTAGTTATATAACAAGTGAGAGCAATACAAGCTAGTTTATCTCCCATATTGCTATTTAGGTAATTTAAGGTAAAGTATTTGCTATAAATTGCTGACAATTTTTCAAAGCTGATATTTTGAAGGTCGTTCATCCAGAGAATAGTCTCTATAACCTATCTGATATGCTACATACTTCAATAGAGTTTTAAACTCATGAAATCCTTCACGTAATTCTCCATAAGTAACTGGTCTAACCTTACTATAAAAGTTTGGAATAGTAGAAACTACCAAGTAATTAGCTTGGATTTTAGGATTCTTTAGGCGATAGAACTTCTCAGCACATAGCTTCAGAAGATATAAATACATTGCAAACTCTCTACTGTAATGAAACTTCTTGATATTATTGTCGATTTCACTGACAATCTTACCAATAGTTTTTATATCATTCACTACAATAGTGTTAGTCTCCATATCTATGGTATAATTATCTAATTTGGACTTTAAGTGCAAAATGAACTTCTTGCCGTTGGGACAAGTAGCTTCCACGTCCAATAAAATAGCTTGCTCATTTTCAGAAATAGGTGTTTTAGTTATCCCTTCAGGATGTAAAAGTTTCTGTACTTGCTTATTGCTATTTAATGCAGCCACACAAGATTTTACGATTTCTAGTGACTTATTATCAAGGTATATAATTTCCTTATCCTGAGCCAAATCAAATTCTTTAAGCTGTCTATTTTTCCAATAATTGGTAGATGCTTCAATAACAGACTTAGCTAGGTCTTTGGTAAGTTTTCCTTTGTAATATTCAACTTTATCTGAAGCAGCCTTCACATCATCAAATTTTACATCTCCCTTAAGGAAAACTGGATAAAGCTCATTAGCCATCGCTCCCAACTTAGCAGTCGGTTTACCAATGTCTTCTGAAAGCTCAAAACTATCTGGCTGTAACACGAGTTCGTGTACGGCACTACCAAGCTCAAGTGCAGAAGAGAAGGTATTTTTAAATCCAGTGAAAAATTTATCTGGATTTCCATCTTGCCTAGGATTAATTAATCCCAAACGAGAATTACTTACATATCCACTATATTGCTCGGAAAAATACACCTTATCACTTATCTTCTCTAACCTTAGCGTGTCTAGCAGAGGTCTAAGCTTGATGTCTTTTAATTCCATCCTAAAGTCTCTAATTCTAATTCATATGCAAATCTAATTTCGTTAATATCTAAACTATAAATGCGAAATAATGGGTCTCCATTCTGATTATGGGGTCTGTCAATTAACAGGGCTGGAAGACCAGAATTGATAGCCATTTGTACATTACTAATACTATCATCAATTAATACATCGCATTTGCCTTTTATCAAGTCAGCCTTATTTCCATGCTGATAATACATTTGATAAATAGGTCTTATGGGTAAATTGTATTTAGCTAGACAATTCCTAGTATAAACCTTACTATTTATTCTCTTTGTGGCATAAATATATGGTTCAAAATTTGGTTTCTCTAGCAAGGGTAAATTTTCCCAAAACTCCTTATTATAGCGAAGACTTACTACGTTTCGTGTAATTACGTGTTCAACTAAATCAGATTCTCTTGGAAATAGAGCCTTATAAGCTCCCCAAAAGTCAAAGATAGTATCATCCAAGTCTAGTGCTATTCTCAATGGATTACATGAATTCATTTATCTCAGATACTTCTCCTAAATATATTCCATGTTTGTCGGCAAGTTCCTCACAGAAGTCATCATAATCCAGAAGATCATCTAAATCGTCGTACTTATTTATATACATACTCTTTATCTTTTCTTCACAATCCTCGTAGCTTCTAGCTACTACCTTACCAATTCTACAGACTTCATCTGTATGCCATGGAAATAAATATGTGTTCATAACTCGATTACTTCAATAACATTTAATCGCTTCTTAATTAAAAGTTCAAGGTCTTCTCTATCCACGTAGACAAAGTGACTCTTTTTCAAATCAGATAATGTAGAGTCAAATTCTAGAGAAAATGCTTCCTCAGTTCTCCAATTCTTCTTAGCTGTCCTCAAATAGAGGGCATACTCGTCATCAAAGTCATTAACTACACAGTTCTTAATCGTAGGAATTGGACCTTTAACTATTAACTTTTTCATTTCTTAAGCAATTCATAAAAATATTCTATAGGTATTACAGCTACTTGACCCACGCTAGGTGCTCCGTTCTTTCCTGCCTTCTTCCAACATATACAGAACGGTTTAGATTTATCACTACAAGCGTCCCTAATGTCAAAATAGTTTGGCATGTTTTGGGTAAACTTGGCTTGGATATTAACTGGAAGTTCATTGTTCATATCAACAATATCTATTTTGTCAGCATCAGCCAGTTTGTTCTGGCTTCTACTAGATACACATCCTTCATATCCAACATCTCTCAATTTATGAATTATTTCTAACTCATATTGAGAACCTTTTTGTTTACTTTTCTTCGCTTGCTTACTTCTTCTAACTGCAGGATCTGCCCATTCAAAGGTAATTCCATCTTTCGATTTAGCTCCAGAGCCAGGTTTATTAGCCCTAGCTTTAATAGAGTTTATCTCTAAGCCAGTTACTTCTGAGGCTTCTTCTATAGTTTCGAAGGTTTTCTTTTCTCCATTTTTAAATGTAGCTGTAACACTTGTATTAGTCTACTTTTTCATTCCGTTTATTCTATTTATTTTTTCATTAACTTTACATCTCTAGGGTTTCTCTAGTCAATAACGAGTTGCTCATTTATAAAGTCCAATAAGTCTTGTGTATTTACACACGCTCCGGCTGGAAGCTCACACCTATATACTGTCTGTCTAGGAAATTTGGATATTAGTGCTTCTTCGTCTCCAGAAATAAAGTTTTCTCCAGTATCATTAATTACTACGTAAAATACCATTTCTTTTAAATTTGTCAATAGTTAACTTAATCAACTCCTGAGTAGCTTTTCTTCCATAGTCCCTATAGTAATCACTTATATCCTTAGCTCCTGTGTTTCTGGGAATCATTGATACGATTAATTCTGGATGTTGTTTCCTAATCTTATTAGTAAAACGAACTCCAGTTAGGTCATTATCATATAGCAACACAATGTATTTGAATCTCTGCTTTAATTCTTCTAAAACTTTGTCAGAAACAAACTGAGTCTCAGAGTTGGGAGCTATAGCTGGTATTCCTAAAGAATATAAACACATTACATCTTTCATAGACTTAGTTATTACTACCAGTTTTCCAGTCTTAGCTAATTGTTTATAGCCTTGAATAGTCTTAGTAGAAACATTACCTATGAATCTAAACTCCTTTCGTTTTGGCATATAAATACGCCATTGCTCGATGTTCTCTTTCTTCCCAAAATAATATCCATAGATAGGACTATGTTGGGCAGACTGTGCATATATATTTCCATTTAAGAATACAGTACTACAACTGTATACCTTAAACCTATGTAGAATATCTTTAGTAATACCAAAGCTTCCCCACCACTTCAACTCAGGTTCTGAGAACTCCTTAGCTTCTATTTGGATGAAGGTTTGTTTTTCTTCCTCAAATTTCGGCTGGATTTTTACTGCAATCTTCTTTACAGGAGAATCCTTAGTATATCCAAAGTCCTTAGCTATAATCTTTAAAGCAGTGTGATAGTTACAATTATACTTTTCCATAACTACCCCTTCGAATGTCAAACATTTTCCGGAAGCAAAGTCCTTAAAATATAAGTTTCCAGATTTTCCTCTAAAAAAGCTGCAGGTGACATGACTGTCACTACGCAAAGGAGACTTGAACAGTCCTTTCTTAACTGGAATACCCAGATAATAAGTCATGTAAGTCTCCTCATTGTTCTTAGATAGAAGAAATTCCTTAGTAATTTTGGGTTCAAAAGTATAATCAAACATAGTCACTAAGGAATTTATGAATTACTCTACTAACAAATCATTATAGCAAGTTGTCAAGATCGAAGTCATTTCCTGGTGCAGCATCTACACCGGCAACATCTGCAATCGGGTCTTCTGACTTCATTTCGGTAGGCTTAGCTTTCAGATACTTCTGACGTTCTCCCTCCTCATAGTCAGAGAAGAACAGCTTGTCACCAATATAGTTATCAGAGATGAACGACTCACCTTGTTTGTTAATACCTACGATACGAGGTATATCAGCAACTACTTTACCATCACGGTTTCTACCAATCAACTTCAACTTAGTCTCTGTACCTTTAACTTTTTCAGTTATAGTAATCAGAGCCTTAGCTACATCATCGAAGCTCTTAAATTTAGAGCTAGCTGCTTGCATCTTTTCAAATCCTGCAGGATTGAGAACCTGTGCAGTCTGCTTAACTACAGCCATCAAAGTCTCGAAGTTGGAAGGCATAATAACCTTTCCACCATTCTTACTATCAAACTCACGTCTCTCATCATCACCAGCTTTAGGGAAGAATTGAGTCACAGAGAAGTAACCCTCTTCGTTCTCAAAGTTGATTGCTAGAACTTTATAATGAGCCGTTGGATCCTTTTTACCATCAAATTCTTTGATTTCACATCCCATGAATTTTACATCATGGATGTTCCAAGGAGTTAAAGGACGACGTGTGTTTCTTACTGCTGAGTCTGCTGATATACCAAAATTAAATGCCATAATTAATTCAAATTAAAATCAAATTTTTCTAAGTCTTTGTCATCTTCGTCTATGTTTATATTATCTAATGATTCTATATCGAGTTCATTCTCGATATCAATTATCTCATCAGGTACAGAGTTTTCTTCTTGTACCTTATCTCCTACTAGATAATAAATTCCTTTATCCTCTGTAGGCTCTAGTTTAAAGGTAGTACCATAAGCTGAGAGCTTTTCATTAGCTGCACCCCTATAACTTACAGTATTACTCTTCGTTAACTTGTTTCCACTTTTAGTTCCGAAAGCGGCATCAGTTCCAATAATAGGAACTGCTTTCTTATCCTTCTTCTTATACTTGATGTCTACTCGACAATCTGCACAAACCTGTAATAGGTCTACAGCTCCCTGAGTTAATATTAACTTGTTGGAATCAAGCGTAATAATAGGATCTGGATTAGCATCTACCTTGGCTGCAGAAGCCTTAGTAGATGTCTTGGTAGCACTTTTCGTTGCCTTAGTGTCAACAGAAATTTCTTCTTTCCCAATATAGGTGATTTCACCAGTTTGTTCATTCACCTCGTAGTGAAACAGTATGTCTAACTTCATTACTCTCCTTCATTATAAGCGTCAATAACATGGATAATCTCATTCAAATCATTGTCAATCTCTAGGTCTTCAAACATACCAAAGGATGTCTTAGCCACACAAGTACCATCATTATTAGTGATTAACTTGTACTCCATTCTACCAGAATCTCCCTCACTTACCTTAGTGAAGAAAATATAAGTAAACAGACCTTCCAGTGTTACCTTTTCAGACAACAACTTTCCAACAGTTTTAATGACAAACTTAGGATTTACATTGTCTCCAACATTCTCCGAGTGTGTCAAGAAGATCATCTTACAATCCTCTCTCATCTTTTCTGAATATCTCAGAATTTCCATAGCGTGTTGAGCTAGCTCACTAAATTTGGTATAACCAACTTCTGTTGCTCTATCAACGAACTCATAAGAGAGAACATATTGGAAGTCATCGATAATTACCTGTTTAATTTGAGGCATCATCTTGTCAATAATTTGAAGAATTTTCAGAATTTGATCCCATTTGGAACTAACGTAATAGTTACCACTTACGTTCTTTCCCTCTATTTTAATAGGGATATACTTCTTTTTCCATGCTCTAAAGGGGAGCGGTTTACCCGTAGTACTTATAATAAAAGTCTCTTCGGGATTAAGATTTCTTAAACTTGTACTCTTTCCAGTACCTGATTCACCTACGATAGCAATTGTTTCAGCAGCCATTATTCTAATGCAAAATTAAAGTTTTCATTTGAATCATCTAATTCTGTAATATCATCTAGCTCCTGTTCTACTATAGAACTACTATCTTCTAATATATAATTCGGATTTGTATACCTTTCATAATCATAAATTTCATCGGGCTTTGGAAGCTCGTGGAACATATTAATCCAGCCGAAGAAGTTCACTCCAACCTCAACATCACAATCACCATATCGGTTCTTAAGTACCATTATGCTTCTAAAATAAGAATTTAGATGCTCGATATTATAATGTTTATAAGTTTTCAATCCATCCCTGTGCGGATTATACAGTGCAATCATGATATTACAATCCTGCACAGTATTACCAGAGTCTTTAGCATCATGAATAGTAAACGCACTCTTTCCCTGCTTAAACCTTTCAATGTTTCCTTGCTCTCTATTAGCTTGTTGTATTACTACAGGACTAACGCCACACTTATCTCTAAAGAAGAGAAGATAGCTAGAAAGTAAGTCTATGTCAGGTTTAGTACCAACTAGACCAATATGGTCTACTACAATATTATAGATAAGATTAGGATTATTAGGCTTATATAGAAGTCTTGTCTCACTTTCAGAAAAAGTTCCCATTTCTTCTAACCTAGTTTTCAAGATAGCATACACCTTTTTTGGAGACACTTTCTTGTCATAGATTTCCAGCTTTTTACTAATCTTATCTACCCAGGGCATACATTGCTTAACTAGATCATAATGTTCCTCTGACAAAATATATTCCTTTTCTCTTGAAAGAATCTTCTTAAAAGATAATTGTATTCCATACGTTTCGAAGATGTATATGGATAATAGCTTAATATATAAGGCTACTTCTCCCATCTCTAGACTAAAATATAATACCTTAAAATCATCATCATCAAGATGTTCCATTAGTGGTCTATAAACATAAGCATAAAGGGCAAATGAAGTTTTACCTGCACCAGAGTTAGATAGAATCAGTGTGTAGGTTTCCCTAGTAACTCCATCAATAATACTCTCTAGTTTAGGAAGCTTCATAGATATACCATGATTTAACCCCAATCTACCTCTATCAATTTCATAAAGAAGTTTCTCAGAAATCATAGTAATCTCATGGAATCATAATTAACTCCGCCTTCATCTTTTAGTGCTTCAAGTTCTTCCCACTTATGGTCTATTACAAAGTTAGCGATAGTGGTACATAGAATATTATGCTCTCTAGCCCACTTTACTAGCTCTATAATTTGATTATGAATTTCTGGCTTCCATCTGATGGTCCTACCATAAAACCTATAGAAGTCTTCGATGGTATCAAATTTCTTAGACACGCTTCTAAGACCCACTTGTGAATTATTAACTATCCCGAATTGAGGATAGGTATCCCATAATTCCTTACCTAGCTCAAATGAGCATTTGTAGAAATCTTTAACCACATTTTTGTTTAGTGGAATATCTAAGGGATTAAATACACTTCCTTTTTCAGGAATTTTATAGGATTTATGAATAATTCCAGCATTGCGAAGCCCAGTTAATAGTTCTATTGTAAAACCACGAGCACATACTCTAGAGGAGAAATACTCATGGACAATTTCTGGTTCGTCGCCTTCTTGGGCAATAAGAATAATTTCTAACAACAACAACTCGCTCGGATTTATACTATATTTCTCACAAAACAGAAGCTGTTGTTTCAATTCAAGATTTCTCACGTGTACAAATTAATAGATTTTCTACTAATCTATACACTAAGTCTAGTTTACCTGTTAAGGTGTTAAAACTTAGTTACGTGATAAACTTTAGTCCTCAACTTTCTCGTTGGCGGTTTCAAGAAGTACTGCATAATCCTTCTTTAATTCCTTCAACTCAGATGTCAGTTTACTAACTTTAGCTTCTAGCGACTTACATTTCTTAGTAAGTGCAGATTTCATCTCATTATACTCTTTCTTAGTGTAATAAGTTTCCATAATTAAAAACGATAAGTAAAATTTTGTATTTTTTTCTTATAAGGCTCATAGGGTTCTCCCCTTAGAACTTTCATAAGATTCTCTTCATCAATAGTTATATAATTCACTCCTTCATGTGACTTCTTGTACCATTCACACTCTACAGTGTTTTCAATAACAATTGTGAACATTTCAGCATACTTAGTAGGTTCTTCCTTACGTATTACCCTACCAGTTCTCTGCTTACTCTTTATAGGACTGGAATCTAGACCAAGAACAATACCAACAGATAAACCCTTACAGTCCAAACCCTCATTAGCTAGCTGGACGCTATTAAGCACTCCAGAGCTAAGTGTGGAAAATTCCTCTATAGTTATTCTGTTTTTCTTTTTACTCTCTCTTCCAGTATAAACGTATCCTATACCTATGCTTTCAGCCATTTTCACATTAGCTGAAAAGGTAATGATTTTCTTATCGGACCTATACTTGATTATCTCCTTGGCTATTTCTAGCTTCTTAGCATGATTGTATATGAACTTTTTCCTACTCTGCAAAGCTCTCATAAATGCCGTAGCATGAAAAGTAATTTCCTTGAAAACTTCTTTCCTATCCAGCTTGCTGTTTCGGTTACATAGTTCGTCCCTATACTTAGCCCTATTGACAAATCCGTTTGGACCTAACATACTCATAACTAAGTCAAAATCAAAGTTAAAATATTCAAAATGTTGAACAAACTCCTTGTTATATTTTCTATACAAGTCTATGTCATCTACCGTTATTATAACTTGATATTCTGAAAAGTTTGATACCCAACCATTGGCTTTGGCTACTTCTATAGAAATATTATCAATCTCTGGACAGTATTTTTCTATGATACTGTGCTTTCCATCGAGTCTCTCTATAGTAGCAGTTAAGCCAAGAATAAGTTTATATTTTACCTTAGTAAATACAGAAGAGAAAGTATCAGCAGGACATCTGTGAATTTCATCCAGAATTAGAAGGTCACAATCATACCCGTTCTTTGCCATGGAATTAATAATTCCAACTTCGACATTCAATCCATATCCCAAACTGTCTAGGATTCCAGACCATTGTTCTTGCAAAGTAGAATTTGGAACGACTACTAATACCTTGATAGAAGGATACTTAGAAATAAGTTTTCCTATAATAATAGTAGCAACCCTAGTCTTTCCATACCCAGTACAAGCAACTATTGTACCTCTTCCTTTGGACTTAATCCACTTTTTGACGGACTCCTCCTGCCGCTCATCACGAGTGACAGGAGTAAAAAGGTCCTTCATTAGTCTATATTTCTAGTGATGTCCCAACCTTTAAGTTCGGCAACTTTCTTAATTTCTTCCATTTTGTCCTTCCATTGTTTGGCTTGACTTTCACATTGATTCTGGAAGCGATAAAGAACCTTGCTCGACAACAGTCTCAACTGATCACTAGTTAAGTTTGCATATTTATCTCGTTTCAGTCTACACATCGATCTAAACTCAGCATAACTTAATCCAGTATCACAGATTTTAAGAGAAATAGAAGGATTCAAACGAAGTTCCTTACTTACCACCAAAAGTCTATTGACAGCTTTACCTGTTACAGGGTCTTTACGATACAAGTCCTTTTGCATTTCTTGTTGTGTAAACCAAAGTCCCATCTTGACAATGAAATTCAACGTCAAATGAGAGTTATCAAACAATCCCAAAGAATCCAGACAAGCATCCATAACTAGACTTACAGGTACTTCTCTAAACTCTACAGGGATACCATTAAGAATATTTCCAATAGGATAAACTTTAATAGTCTCATTGGTCAAAATCTCTTTATTATTCTTGATGGTAATTCTCAGGTCTTCCAAACAGCGGGTGTTTGTGTATTGTTTCTCAGCTCTAAGCCATCTAATAAGAAGCTCTGCTCGACATCTCTGTATTTGATCGGACACTATATCTAGTAATGTTAAACGACCCGGATTCTTGGTATCCGAGTTGTACAACATTTGTTCACAGTGGTTATAGAAGCGTTTCAGCTGATCATAATCAGCATCCACTAACTTTATTTCCTCCTGGACTCCATTTACTTTAGGTCCTTTCCATACATAGCTATTAACATCGTTTGCTTTATCATTCAAAGCCTCTCTCAGCTTATCTCCTAATACAGTCATAAATTATTCTTTAAAAATACTTCATAGTTCATCTAATTTTAATGTTAATCTAATAATATTTGTCCACATTCTAGAGACGGTTTTTCATGAATAAATTTCAGGAAAATTATATTCGTCTCCTTATATGGAACGAAATCTGTACCATCGTACCATTTATCGATGCCTTCTTCTACATATCTTAGAGATACATATCCAACATCACCTAATTTCATAGAACACTGGTTCCAATTCGGAAATCGAACACACATTATGTCTTTGTAATCTAGATTATCATATTCTAGACGTTCAAAGACATAATTTGCATAACCCATTCCGTCCTCACATTCAGCTACAAACTTAACATGGTAAGTTACTTCTTTGGTTTCCACACCTCAAAGGTATTAATATCCTCGAACTTCCTGCAACCATAAGAGGCAAAGTCCCCTTGTAGTTTGTCCATATTTGGCAAACAGGGATAGTTCTTACACCTAGTACAGCTACGTTCAGGATGTTTATAGTGAAAACCATCTTTGTCCTTAAACATTACTTCAGTAATAGGCATAATAATATTAATACACATGAGCCAGCAGCTCCATATTTGATTACGTTCTGCTTCTTCTTTAAAGACTTATTAAGACCTTCAATTGATCTATTTTTATCTTCAATTATGTTTCCATAATACAGTAACTGGACTCTGCGAACAGAATCCGTTTTCTCCCAACTTTTGTTTATAAGTTCTAAATTAGTTATTTGACTCTTCAATAAAGGAACAGTTTCGGACAATTTCTGATGTTCAGCAAATATCAGATTAGTTGTCTTTAACTGTTCGCCGGTTATTGTAACGGTCGATGTATTCTGAGAAAAAGCACAAATTGATGCTATCAGAACTAGACATAATAGTAGACACTTTCTCATCATACTCCTTGTCTATATATTTAATTTTCTCAACAATGGAATCATTAACTATATAAATGCTATCTCTAATGATAGAATCCCTCACAATCTCTTGCACATTAGGAGTGCTAGGATTACTATCTCTCTTAGGGATAGACAAATATATAATTATTAATCCCATTATGACAATTAAAATATAGCAAAACTTAGTCTTGTTCATTTATCTCAATACCTGCAGCCTTAGCCTCCTCTACGAGCTTAACGCATCCGACTACATCTACACCTTCCTTCATTGCCAGTTTCACAACAAGTTTCTCATTGTCAGAGAGACCTTCCACTTTAGCTTTTAGAGCTTGCTTTTTGTCAAAACGAGCTTTCATCTGATTGTAACCCTTGATAATTCTCTCTGGATTCTCTTTAAGGAAATTAACCTCCTGCTTCAAGAAAGCCTTTACCAAGGTCTTACTAGCTACTCCTCTATCTCTAGTATAGATAGTAGGACATTTAGGGTCGTGCAAAGCTTTATTGTAGGCATTGGCTTTACCTCTCTCCTTGTCAAACGTATCAGTCGGGTGACATACACTGATACCAACAGATACGACTCTGCAAACCTCTGCGTAATCTGGATCGTCCACACAGACAAATTCGTCCATTTCGTTTACCCAACCTACCGCAAGTTTGCAACCATCCTCACTCTCTTCTGGAGATTGGCTTAAAGCACACGCTACAATCTTGTGTTCCTCACCCTTAAAGTCTACAAACGAGTCAATCAAATACTCAGCTACATCCTGTTTCATTTTCTACAATTTTAAAACCGTTATTAATTAAATATTCTTCTGGAGCAAACTGTAATTCGAAAAACCTATGCAGTGAATAGTTCTTTCTCTTTACAGAAATTAAATTTTTCTTTTTAAGTGTGATAGGTTTATCAGAAGAATAATACTTCTCTTCCATGAGGGCTGCTCCCCATCCCCACATTTGATAAACCGAACTACAGTAGATAAACTTATCATGTGTATATACAATCTGTTTATCCTTCTCGTAAGTCTTCCGTAAGGTCGTCATAAAATACTTGAATAGTTCTAAAGATAAACTTATTCTTTGCTGAATTATAACATTCGTTCCAGCTACGATTTTTGTAGTGGTCTAGAATTTCGGAAGCTCTTACATTATAATATATATTTCTGCAAAAGCTTTCGTCCTCATCACATTCAGCAGAATTTATTGTATAATTTCCGATGCCAATAGCGTAATGATAATGGCTTCCAGAAATTTCACTAAATCTATCTTCTAACTCATAATCTTCGTATATTATTACTCTAAACTTGAATTTGTCCTTACTAAGAAGTTTTGCCAGGCAATATGCTACATAGCAGCACCCTCCGGCATTAATATCGTACTCTTCATCTAGAAACCTACAAAGTTTATTCAGCCTCTCCGCTAGAATTTCTTGTACTTCCGTAGATTTGGAGTTCAATCTCCTCCTTTGCTTTTTTAAACTCATCCAAGTACTTACCTAAAGTTACAACTTCATCTTTTCCGAATTTTCTTCTAACTGCATAGTGGATACATCTCTCCACTGCAGACTCTAGCAGGAATCCATATCCTACTACCTTGAACTCTTTTCTCGGATTTTTACCACCAATATCGCATAACAACTCCAAGTCGAAACGAGGAGATGAATCGTTAATTGGAGTTAACCTGTAAAATGGGCCTTCAATTACCATCTCTTTTTTGAATTACTATCCACATACATCTATCACTGTTAAATTATTATTACTAGGCTTATATCCGTAATCACAATACGAATTAGTTATTATAACACGGTCGAAATTGTTACATAGGTTTACCAAGCCTTTAATATTTACAGCATGACAAACCATAATCTCGTACTTAGCATCAGGATATCTTTCTTTAAGAACTTTAAGTTCTCCAAGGAATGTTCCTCCAGCATCGCACAAATCATCAATAAAAGTAAAGGTCGGATAATAACAATTAACCTCTCTTCCAATGGAAAACTCCCTAATTTTACCAGTTTCCAAATCTCTCACCTTATTGAACACAATATGTCCCCAATTATTAGAGAGAATTTTGTACCTTTGGTAAGCCCCAGCATCTGGGAATACGATATTAGATTGAATATCCAGATGCGATTCAAAGTTAAACTTTTGAGGATAACATCTAGTTCCTAACAATCCCTTAGTTCTTTCCGAATGGGGTTCCAAAATCATAACATAACGATAGTTCATAGTATTCAAGATACTACAGACCACCTTTAGAGAAAATGGGCGGTTAAAGCTCATCACTCTATCCATACGCATGGACATTAAATAGGTAATAAACAAATCCCACTCAATCTCTTGTCTATCAAGAATGTCTCCGACTTGAGTTAGAATAAATAATTCTTCAGCAGAAGTAATTCTACATATAACCTTTACTGAATCTTTCCTGTCAAATTCGTCAGGAAAACTTATCTGAGGTTCTCCGTCAGGAAATCTAGTGAGGTTATACTTAATCTCACTCTTGTCCAAGTTAATTAAGTTTAATAATTTCATCTACAACATATTTTAAAATTTCGTAACTTTCTTCCAAGCCCGCTCTATCATCCAATAGGATATTATAATAAGGCTTATAAGATTTAGGTAATACAGAGCTTTGATTTATCTGTAGCTCTCCATCTGGAGCTAATCCAAGCATATCATAGACTATGGTAGACTTTCTATGTGATTCACTAATATCTTCATCACAAGTAAATAATACCAGTTCAAATCCTAGTCTAGCACATCTTTTTAGCAGCTCAATAACACAACTATAGTCTCCTCCATTATTATGGTAGTCAAAAATAGTGTTATCATAATCGAAAGCGACTATTAGCTCTCCATATTTCTTGTACTCTTCTAATAGTCGCTTCTTGCAAGCCTCTTTTCCAAATGGATGGTTAAAACTTTCCATAAAGCCCTTCATTAATCCGCTGTCTAATTTCTTTAAGAGTGTACTCCTTTTTAAGGACGCCATCTTCGAACACAGTCTCTAAGCAGCCTCCGCTTTCTACCTCAGGAGTTACCTGGTCTTCAGCATAGTAAACGCCATTAACGTCCTGATAGACAGCAATTAGACCTTTAAGAGAATTTTTAGTTCCATCATCTGTTTTAGGATGTTTGAATATTTCTTTCAATTCTCCATTAACTACACAAGCAGTAGCTTTGATTGCAAAGCCTAAGCTATCTCTACTTGCATACTGATATGAAAATGAACCTACTCCTAGAACAAGATTGCAAGCTGCCATATGAGCATTCTCAAGTCTCATGTAGATTTGTTTCTGACGTTCTAGTGTAATAGAATCGCCATATAACAAGCCTATTTTTGTACTAGGATAACGATAATCCCTAGAAGTAGTATTCCATCCAAAAATCTTACCAAGCATATAATAAGCACCGTAGTATTGACCTTCTGAAACTTCTACATACTCAGCATCATCGTTAAATGGAGCGTAGCAACAATAATACTTACCCTCTTTCATTCTAGTATGGAAGTGAGGATTAGTTCTTAAACCACAAATAATATCAACAGGGTCTCCGCTATCCGGACGAATAACTACACGTCCATCACGAGCCATAATATCCTTCTTTAATTTGGGAAGGAAGTTTTCAATAACATTCCAGAAGTCCCAAGTATCAGAAACTATAGAAACGAACCCAGATGGATACAATTCGTTAATTAATCGCTTAAAGGTTTGAAGTTCATCCTCTTCTCCACCAGCACACATTACAGAATGTTCTGTAGCTGGAACAGTAGCAGCAATTAATTCATTGTCAGAATTTGCACCATAATATTCTTCTAGAGCAGCAATAGCTGGAATGGTCTCACTCCCAACGAACGAGGTCATATGTGCCATGCCAGAAATGATAGCAGCCTCTAAACCAGCCATTCCTCTCATAGAGAAGTCATGACACAAGAAATCCAGATTTACATCTTCTGGAAATCCAGTATGTACTGCGTGTCTTTTAAGTTCCTTCTTATAGAGTCTTGCTCTAGTAGCAGAAGTGCAAGGCATCCACAGAGTACAACTAATTAAAGTCTCTAAATAATTAGTTAACCAGAAGAACTCTGACTTTGTATTAGTAATAGTCATCATGGGAACTCTGATAGGGCATACTGAACCTTCTGGCAACGCTTTAATGCGAATGGGAAGATAACCTAAATCATACAAGGCTTCAATATGTTTATATCCTACGGACTCAATTCCCACGAAGTTATGAACTCTTCGATAAAACATTTCTACAGCTTTCTCTTTGGGCAATCCAAAGAAATTCTTGTTAAATTCGTCAATCAAATACCTTTTAATTAAGTACTGGATTCCGAATACTACAGAACCTTCAGTGGCTTCTGGAAAGTATTTGTTACTTCTTGGAGTCCAATTACTGTAAACTTGTTCAGTACCTTCTGGGTACATTCTGTGGTGGCCCAATTTATAGCCATCTGTTGCATTAATTATTTCCATTCTAAAAATTATTTTAATAACTAATTGTTAATAAACTTTTCATGTCTTTACCACTAGCTAAATTCTTAAAACACTGAGTGATAAATTCCTTCGTTTCTGGGTGGATAGCCCTAGGAGAACTTATATACTTAATCCACCAGTTATATTCTCCTTGAAAACTATTACCATTGTATACTTTGCCGGCAGCTAGATAATCGCATACCAATTCCAGAGCATACTCTTTAGGCATCTTCACTGGAACGCCTCCAATGTCTAGCTTAGTTACCCAGTACTCGTAATGATGTGGATTTCTTCCTCTGTGATGTAAATAAGACCTAGAATATCCTAGAATTTCTTTTTCCTTGTTTAAGGGAGATGTGTTATCATCGTAAAATTTTACAGAACGAGAGAACTCATACCATCCGAATTTAGATAAGTCGTGCAAGATACCCTGTTTGTATAGACCTAACTGAAAACAGTAATAAGCTACCCAAAACTTATGTCTAAGTATTCGCCTAAGATGTTTCAGTGTTATACACATACATTTAAGAATTTCCATATCTTCTTCACTATTCTAGTTAGAAAATTATTTCCTCTTAGATTGAACTTATGTGTATATCCAGACAACTTGTCTGGATTCCACACAGCATGAACTATATAGAATAAATATCCTACTGTGTATAGCATAATGTTCAGTACTGGGATAAATCCTAGGATTAGTATTACTAAAACTAGCCACACTGGAACTTTAAGGTCATAGTCTTCTTCTTCTATAAGTGCCACACTTCTGCTATACCCATTGTAATAAACGGTTACATGGGTATCTTTCAAGATAAGCACCGTGATGATTACCATCACAGTGCATATTACTAGATACATCATTTGTTATTAGCTACGTCTTTAAATAAGGTGGGAACCTGACCATAAGTAGGAAGTTTTCCATCCCACTTCTTAATCATATCCTGCTGAACTATGAGAACTGACAAAGATGCTGAAATCTTTCTATTATATTCAGCTTCTGCATCACCCTTAATCTTAAGAGCTTCTGCCTCTCCTTGTGCAGCTGCTACTTTCTTTTTAGCTTCTGCCTCAATAGTCTTAACTTCATTCTCTGCCTTCAAAGCCTGTTGAATTGCAGCATTCTTAGCATCAATAGAATTGACTAGCGTCTGTGGATATTGAAGACCAGAAGTCATTTGTTCAAGCTGAAAATTCTCAGCCAAGAGTTCCTTTGACAGTCTATCTTCTATAGACTTCTCAAACTCCTCACGTTTACTTACTAGTTCATCAGTAGTATAGTTATTCAGCTGAATGCGAAAAGCATTCTTTACGTAATTATACAAAGTAGTGTTAATTACCTCTACAATATCTTCCTTTCTATACTTCTTAAATACTTCTGGTGATTTCCCGTCAACAATCTTCAAAGAAATTGTAGGGTCTACAGTAAATGATGATCCATCTTTAGCATTAATACTGAAAGGAGGATAGTCCACAGTCTGTACGAATGTAGGATATTCATATACAGCCGTAGTAACAGGATTGTACCATACCGCACCAGTAACAAGAGACACATCGTCTACTCCTTTACCATCTCCGTATAGATTTACCTTGATGCCTTCATAACCAGCATCAATTCTCTCATAGCCACAACTAGATAAGCCAAACACTAAAGTTAATACACACAAAATCTTAATAATTGTCTTCATTTTCCTTATTTAAGTAATGTTTCTTAATATATTTGAATATCCTATAAACTAAACTTGGGATTGCCACTAGTAATAGTAACAACCCCAAGATATTTGCAGCATACAATGATTCGGATAATAACCATAAGCTGATGTTGTAAATTACAACGATTAATAGAACGGCAACAAATGCCTTAATTAAGTTTTTCTCGACCATAGAATAATATATTCTCTATTGCCGCTTTTATTATACCATAGTAGTACATTATCCTCTGTAATATCTACATACGGGTCATAATAAATATACGCGGCAAACATTATGCACACAATTATAAACGCAATCATGATTTATCGAGTTTTAATAGACCCAGGTCTGGTAGTTGCAGCCTGAAAGTCTTTTCCTTGTTTATCCCACCATGCTTGCTTTGCTTTTAACCAAGCTACTTTTTTCTTATACTTCATTGTTCGGAAATTATTACGATACGATTAAATTCATTATCTCCAAATTCAGTGGTAATTCCGCATCCCTTAACAACCAATTTATCCTCTGGAGCACCATAGCTAATCAGAGCCTTCTTCATAGATTCTGCCCTAGCTACAGCAAGGTTATTATTAAACTCTTCTGGACCTTCTTCCGAAGCATATCCCTCAATCACATAAGTTTTTCCACTATTAGAAATATAGGAAGCTAGTTCTGAGACAGCCACATTGGAAGTTTTAGAAATCTCTGAAGAATTTTGAAGGAATTGAATTTTTGGAGTCAAAAGCTCTACTTTAGTAATTTCGATTGTGTCCGTCTTAACAATTTCTATTGGTTTACGAGCCATAAGTTCCTCATTCTTGGCTCTCAACTCATTAATAGAAGCGTTTAGGCTTTCAACCTCGGCATCACTATACAACTTCATAATTGGAAAGTCCCCTTTGCTAGACTTAAAGCGATAGGTAGCACCAATATAGACGTTAAACTCATGATTCAGAGGAGAAGTCTTGGGAAGTAACATATACTCAGGAGTAACATTTAATGCCCATCTATTAGAGATATTAAAGTTACATCTAACGGCTCCACGGGCGGATACATTATTATAGACATCTCCATAAGTATGATACCAACCAGCACCAACGATTAGTATAGGCTCAAACAGACGCCTATCTCCGTTATATCCACATATCAGGTTAGTAAGATTGGTAGTAACGTTAGCTGTCAAATTATGTGAATCAAAGAATGTTTTATTTCCTTGGTTCATTCCAGCCATCATGTCTAACTCCAAGCCAAAGATAGGAGTAATCTCCTTACCAATAGCAATGTTTACTAGTACATCATTTGGTTCTGCCCAACTTCTATGGTTATCCCAAATAGTAGTTCCAACATTACCAGAAATATACCAGTTATCCTTCATACTTCCAGTCTCAACAACTTGTGCGCTAGCAAATGCACACATCAAACACAAACAAATAATACTAAAAATTCTCTTCATAATTAAATTAGTTAAATTAATCCCACCAAGTTCTCATACGTTCAAACCTAAGTTTATTGTACAAGTACCAGGCTTTTTCTCTTCTCAAATGGTCTTGAAGAATAGGTTTACTCAAATCAAGATCAGCAGCTTTAGGCCAGAATCGTTTCCAGTTCTTAATGTTTATGTGCCTATCTACGAATCCTTCAGACCCAGGTCTGAAATCACAATGATAGGCAGAATCTATCTCTAGAACAATATCTAAAAGTCCTAGTGCGAGTTTTAGATTCTTTTCAACAACTTCGTTACCTTCAGCAATTCTAGATACTTTGAAGTATTCATACATTCTAATTAAAGCTTGTTTCTCTAGGGAGAGAACAAAACCATAATCAAACGGATAGAACTTCATAGCCTCTTTAATGAGTCTCTTGTTTTTGTTCTTTCTTAGTTTCATATTCTTGACTTGCTTCAACTGCTAATTTATCTGCTAAATTGTTCATTTCAGAAAAGAAATCGGAATTTGAAGTGTGTCCCTTAACCCAACAAAATTTTATGTCAGGACAAAACTGGCTTGCCTTAGCAAAAACTTTGTCATATAAGTTCCACAACTCTACATTCTTTTTTCTTTTCCATCCTTTTGTAGCACATCCTATTACATACTGAGAATCTGAATAGATGGTAAGAGATTCTATCTTACGACTTACTGCATTGAGAGCATATATTACAGCTAACAACTCACATTTGTTGTTAGTAGTATTTGGAATCATCTTGCTAAATTCATAGGATTTTTTCCCATCAATTACGAATACAACTCCTACTCCTCCTGTATTTCTAGATGAACTAAAAGCTCCGTCAGTAAAGACCTCTAAATTACTCATTCTGAGTATTAGTCCTGAGATTAGTTCCTAGTAGTATTGCTATCTTTAGCAGGTCGTCTTGGTTATCACAAAATATATTATCTAAAATATAGTTTGCGTAATCACTTATTCTAACTCTCTTTCCTACAGCTCCATACTTCCCATTAAGCCACTTAATTTGTGGAATAAAGTCTTCCAAATTATCTCCAAGATGCCTCAAGGCTTTTCTAATAGAGACTGGAAACCACATTTTTTCTTTTATCCAATCTAAGTGACAATAACCAAAAGCAAAAGCTCTACTCAAATCCTTCTGAATGAATTCATCTAGCTCGAAATTTCTCTCATGCCTTCCTAATTCCTCAAAATCATCTTTTAAATCTAAACAGAACACTTCATTGAACTCAATCATCGCTCCAAGATTCTATAACACCAATCAACTCTAGCATACCATATCTACACATAGCCTTAAATGGCCCAGTAGATATAGAAACAAATGTTGATTTACTGTTTCTATAATTTCTTATTACTTGCGTAAGTAAGTCTCTAGCTAGTGCTCTTAGGTCAGAAATAGATGGAACTCTATACTCTCCAGGACTTATATACATCCTCCAAGGAGACTTTCCTACACATTTCCCATCATCGTCATATGTTCTATGACTCTTGTCCCAACTCATGTATTCTAGAACCTTATCAAAGTCAAAGTTCTCCATGATGTAGTTATACTGAACATCAAGAGGTGGGGCATCACTGAAATTTCTTGTCTTCTTTACTTTCATTTTTATAACATTCAACGAGACGTTGCAGATTGGGAAGTTTGTCAGATCTCACACTGACAATTAAACCTCCTTTCCGCAGATTGTAACTCAATTTGATTCCGCAATGATTAAGAATTTCAATAAATTCTTTCAATGCGTTATCTTTCAATACATTTCTATAGACTAGCTTCTGACCATCTTGATAACCTTCACGGTAGTATTCATTCGCAACATCGGAAATAAGCCATCGTCTAATGGGTGAAACCTTTTCTAAGAGTTCACTGACTCTAGTTGCGATGAAATCCATACTTACTGAATACTATCGTTAGATACTATAGAATCGACAGCAGTTGTGTCTACAACATTCTCAACGACTACAACAGAGTCCTCTGCAGTTGCCGGTTGAGTCTTGTGTGTGCAAGCTGACATAGCAGCAACTAACACAAAAAGCAATAGTAACTTCTTCATTTTCAATAATTTTAATTAGTTAAACATTTTATCTATCAAAAAAAAGAGTGGTTCCAGTATCTGTGCTTCTCAGATACTTTCCCCACTCCTATCACTCCGAAGAGCTTGTACCGTTATTAGGTCGGCCAACCTCCCTCTTCATCTTGTTGAGAATTTGGGATAATAGTCACCAAGTTTAAAGATTACTTGTAACTGAAGCAAATGCTGAAACCCTTAACAGGGCTTCGTAACTCCTCCAACAACTTGGTTGGTGAGCTATAGTAGGAAGCTAACACGCAGGCAAAGATGAAATCAAAGTCGAAGACCTGGTCACACTAGCGAAGACTAAGACAAAGACTCTCAATAAGAGAGTAATTTCAAGATTTTTGTGAGACCAGCGAATGTGTAAGTCAGAAATCCTTAGATTTCCAAATAAAGATTCATATATTATTCCTAACGTATATATAAATTGTTAGCTTCCTACAGAAAATTCCTCTAATTACTTAGAGGAAGGATCGCCTTGTTTCCTAATCTCTTCGAAAATTCCTAGAAGATTCGTTGGCAAGGTAATCTTTAGTTGAGAGATTCTCTCCTGTTCAGACGTTCTCCAGTTATTAAACTGACTTCTAAACTCTTGCATTTTAGAATTATATCTCTCATAGTCAGCCTTAAATTCTGCTACTCTATCTTGATATTCCCTTTCTCTAGTCATATCAAGTTTATTTACAGTCTCTTTAAGTTCTGCCTTCATAGCGTTCAGTTCTTTTTCATAAGAACGATACGTATCTTGAAGAGACATAAACATCGCATCAACATCCTCTACCTTAATAGTCGGGTCTTGGTAATAGAGAATTAAGTCTCTACCAGTTCCTTCCTTGTAGATTGGGCAGTTTTCAGCGGCATGAACATCTTTTCTAGCTTTGCTAAAAGCTCCTTTTGGGTGAATATATTTCCCATAAGTAGAAGCAAACGCTTCAAGTCTTAGGTACTTGTTTCTCTTATTGGCATCCCATGAATCCATTACCTCTTTCTCATCCGCCTTAATAGGTGAATCAGGATATTGAGGTTGTTCTGGAATCTCGACATTGTTTTCTCTAGCCCATTTTTCAATAGAGTAAGCAGTAGTACAGGAAATCAATTCCTCCTTTTTCTTAATAGCCTCTCGCACCCAAGCACAGAAGCTATTCATTTCCGCTGACTTTTCTAAGTCGTCCTTAATAAAGTCTAGGGAAGTTTGACCTACTGTCATTAATTGCTTCTCCCCACCTCCTATAGAGGCTACAAACACTTGATAGAACCTCACACTATTCAGACGCTCAGTAGCAGCCTGAATCATTTCCTGCGCAACATTAGCATAATAGTTAGCAGATGTAGAAGTCAATCCTTCGTTTCCAAAAAATACACTTTCTTTCATTTTGTTAACTTATCAATTACATTTACTATAGATTCTTCTCCAGCTATGAAACCAGCTCTATGAGCGTTCATAATAAGTTTCTTCAAACTTTCTAGCTCCTCTTTTGACTTAAGAGTATTGCTAGTATAAATCTCTACTAGTTCTTTTATGTATCTTTCCATATCAAAACATTTTATAGTACCCGAAGTGGGACTCGAACCCACACGCCCTCAATGGGCATCAGAGCTTAAATCTGACGTGTCTACCAATTCCACCATCCGGGCATATGGTAGCTATTCTCACGAACCGCTACCGAGAGATAATCCTAAAGTATCATTTTTCTAATCTTCTTACTAGATTAGTCTCCGAATTGTTAAATTCAAAGTTAAAAACTGTTAACTTACTTAAACTGTAGACAGGTGTTAATAAACTTATCAACATCAGTTCCACAATCAATATAGTTAGGGGTAACTTTTTCAAAGTATCTTAGATTAGCTTCTGTGCCTATTAACCCAAGCTCTTCAAAATCGTAACCCTCTCCATGAATATCAAAGGGTAGTCCAGGACTGAATGTCAACCAGGCTACTCCTTCAAATTCGCAACAAATACAAACTGTCAACCCACTTTCTCTTAGTCTGTCTAAGATTTGTGGACTGACAGTCTTTAATACTACATGCTTACCCAAGTTCGGCAAGTCTCCGTTTGATTTCATCTTCGGACAAGCTTTCTAACTTCTCAGATTGTTTCTTAGCTAACAGTTCCGTCAGGCGAGCCTTTTCAGCAGCCTTATTCTTAGCTGTCTCTCTATCAGCCTTCTCTTTTAGCTTATCCGTTATAATCTCCTTCACAATATTGAACTTCAATTCAAGTTCGGTATTGCTGGGAGTATCATTAGTTATGAAAGACTTTCTTGGACTTTTAGCTAGTTCCTCATCGTAAGAAACGGCTAATTTATCCAATACTGGCAGGCTCAAGTCCCACAAATCTTCTACACTCAGATTACCTTTACTAGTTGCGAAACGCAACTTCATTTTTGACGCTTGTTTAAACATAATTAGAAAATGATTTTAAATGATTTATTATCAACTTTTACAACAACATCATTGTGTGATGTGCTAGAAAATCCCAATCCACTCAACTGGTCATCACTGTACTCAGCTTTTGCTCTAGAACCAAGAGCTTCAAACACTCTTCTATGCTCCTTTTCAAGGTCAGCTCTCAGATATTCATTAAAGAAACCTCTAACAGGGTCTGGATTCTTGCATCCATCTATCATAAAGAACAGATGCTTGTTTCCTATAGCGTTGCCTTCCCAATGATTAGGAGAGAACATAATACAAGAAACCTTCTGGAATTTCATTGTATCAATTCCCCACTCGTTAGTAGATTTGAACGATGTAGAACCCTCTTTAATAGTAGGAGTCATGGAAATGTTTCTTTGTCCATCAACATGGATACGAGCAACTTCAATGTATTCCTTGCTCAGAACTACTTTTCCATACTGGAATTTGTGAAGTTCTCCATTAATCTCGATTTCCATTTCGAAACCAAAATCAATACTTTCCCTCTTATAGAAGTTATGCACTCTTACCACATAATCTCCCGGTCTTAGTCTGCTAGGGTCTGTCCATATGATGTTCTCAACAGCATCTCTAGTTTTTCCGGAACCTGCATTCATGTCAACATCAAGAGTTCCTCCAGTATAACCAGTTTTGCTTCCATAATAGATTTCTCTTCCACCAGGTTCGGTTACATGAAGGTCAAGGTCATCATAGTTAAACCAGTGAAGAGAGCATCTCATGAAACCGTCTACATTTCCACCAGCAGCCTTTACCTTCTCCTTGAAGGAATCGGCTACAGAACCATTATAAACCCAAGCAAAGTTGTTATTCCACTTAAACAACTGTCCAGCATCCGGATTTTCAGGAGCAGTCAGAGTAACAAAGTTGGGAATGTGTCTGTTCTCTACCAAGATAGAAACCTCCTTAGCTCCCGGAAGTATATTCTTGACAAAGGCATCAGCAGAAACCTCTTGGGCTTTGGTAAACTCTTTTGGGTTTACTGTAGAAGTTTCGGAGAGCATATCAAACATTCCTCCCTTCATCTTTGCTCTAGTATCTCTATTTACGAATAGAACATCATTCACAGAAATATCTTCCACATGAGCATGACGACGAGGAAGTGCATCAGTAAGACCTAGCTCTTCTACCTTCTTCTGAGCGGCTTCAATTTGTTTCTTAGTAATAAGAGCAGTAGGTCTCTTATAGTTAGCAGGAGCCATGATGTTTTCATACGCTCTTACGGCTTTCTCCAGATCTACACCATTGCTTAGATCAATAAGTAAAGTTCCCATAGCCGTATTTCTAATCTTAGCTATAGGAGACTTAAAGTTTAACCAGCAATAGTTAGTTCCTACTTCTGGACTCAGAGTTTGAGCAGTAACTAGTGTTCTTCTAAATTCCTCCAAACTCTTCAAGAACTCTGCACCTCTATAGAGATTATTTCCTTCTATAAGCTCAATAACAGTTTCAACTGCCTCCAGCTTAAGCTCGCTGATAGAGCGTTCAAATACCCCAGCTCTTGCTCTGACATCTCCCCTGTAACCGGCAGCAGAGTCAAAACCATGAACTCGCCTGTTGAACTTGAAGTTATTCGGAATAGTTACGTACAGATGTGTCCAAGTTCTAGTTGTTCCATCAGGGAGTAGTTGAACATTATGGTCACAACCATGAAATTCGTTCACATCTTGAATAAAGACGTCTCCTATTCCAGCTTCCTTAACCAATTTAGCTAAAGCCTGTGCTGTTTTCTCATATCCAGGAGTATGCACATCGTCCCAGAATGTTTTAATCTTATAAGTTTGAGGGTCAATCGCTACAACTTTACCATAATGCCGGATAAAAGATTTACAGGCATTGCAGTTATGGTCTTGTCTAACAGTTTCGTCCTCAAACGACAGAAGGTAGCCCATCCAAAGGAGGTCTTTATCAACATTAGCAACAAACAGGTTTTCTGCAATCATATTATTGAAAGCAGCTTCTACATCTTTCTTAAAATTCTTAAATTCCATTTTAAATCTATTAAGTGTTCAACTTTTTGTTCATTTCTCCCTCTAAATTTCTAAGAGTTTCTATACTCTCTTCATAGAACTTATCCTTACCTAATTCACAGACTTTGTAATTAGATAATATTTGCTGGAATCGCAAATGTGGGCTACATTCTATGATTTGAGCTAGTCTAGTTAAAATCTTAAAGTTAGCTTTTTCTCTAAGCTCAATAGCCTTTTCAATCTGGGCTTCCATACTCGTTGATAATATCTAACTCTAATTCTTTAACTTTACTCTCATATAGAGAATCTTCAGCATATCCAATCCTATCTAGGAATCTATAATAGTCCTCTTCTGGATCGTACCTACTTAGAATAAATTGCTTATAAGCAAATACACAGCTTATCCAACTGTCAAACTTGAAATAGGACATCGTTCTTGAATTATATAATCCGAACAAATTATTGTTGTCCTTACAAAGTTTAGACTTGAAATTACCAGATTCTAGAACAGCCTGAGCTGTTATAATAGCAGGACTTGGGAAATCATAGTGTTTAAGGGTATTATACAATACTTCCTCATTCACCTCCTCCATCAAATAGAATGGATGTTCCGGCATCAGCATAATTTTCTCCTCTGGAAACCTCGCAGAATGTATCCAGTGGTGCAAGGAATAACCAGTTGCAAATCCGAATACAATACTAATCATTAAAATAATCAAAACTCTCTTTTTCATATCTCAATAGAATTAATAAATCTTGCATCATTACATAGTTGATAAACAACTTTATCAAGTTCTGGGACATAGACTATATAATAGTAATCAAAGAATTGGTTATTATCTTCGAACCCTATAATTATCCCTTTATGTCCACTATCTACCACACAGTCTCTAAATAAATATTTTGAAATATCTTGGCGGATGTCATCATGGCCTGCCTGTAGAGCTGATATACCCCAGTAGGAAGTATTTGTACCCCTAACTTCCTTTCCTAATAAGTCCTTATCGTATGAAATCTCAGTAATCATGATGTTTTCTCAGGCTTATCCTTTTCTATGTTAACTACTATCATAAGCTCGGAATTAGGATTCTCACGATTCTTCGCCTTCCTGGCATCTTCTTCGGTATCATACTGACCTATAATGAATGGGATATTATTTCTGCACTTAATCAGGTAGTATTCCTTCATTTTTCAATTCCAAAATAACTCTTTAATAATTCTATATTCCCTTCCTTAAGATGCCTTATAATAGCTTTTCTCTCCTTTTCATAGAGAATAATCTTGCTTTCTAAGATACTTATCTTATGGTTGAAATTATTTTCATATTCTTCCAAAGCTTCGGCAATGACTTTAATCGCAGTACAATCCTTCATCATACTCTTCGTTATAATAGTCCTCGCTTCCACTATCGTCTCCGATAGGATTTTCCCAGCCATACTTTTCCGCAGTAGCCTTAAATAATGGCAAATACATAGCATAGTTATCCTCTGGATAATCCTCTAAGCCTTCCTCAAGAACTCTATTCCATCTAAGAACTACGGCAAACATCAGACTTGCAGAAATGCCTCTCCTGTCAAGAGCTTTTTCGAATCCGAACTCTACATCTTCTTTAAGTTGGACAAGAATATTCTCTCTAGTCCACTCTTTGGGTTCAGGATAAGGTTCATCACTATTCCACTTAAAACCTATTTTCTCTAACTGTTCCTGTGTCAGAAATTGAGCTAATCTAACTCCAAATCTATCGTCAAGAAATACAGACCATTCTTCGTAATTGTTTACGATTTCATCTAATGTTTTCATTATAATTCAGACAAATAAATGTTTTGAGGATATTCGTTAAATACTAGTAGAGTTACTGGACAAATCCAAACCCTATCGTTATAATTCTTACTCTTACACAAGTAAGTAGCTCCATTCCCATCTTCTTCAATCTTAGATAGAACAATCTTAGCTACAGAAGGGTCAACCATCTGCAACCTAACAAATCTATCATCAAGAGAATCAAGAAGATTATCAGCCCCGCCAACCATAGCTAGCTCTCCTGGGTCTCCATCGAAGTCTGGCCACCAATAAAACCAGACTCCTCCCACTTTTACAAATTCAAATGTTTTTCGCATTAAACACAAATTAAATTAAACAAAAAATACCCCCAACAACTTTCGCTGCTGGGGTACATAGTAACGCCAACGGGATTCGAACCCGTATGGCAGGCGTGAAAAGCCTAAATCCTAACCATTAGATGATGGCGCTATCCTACTGCACAATCAAGCTATAAGCTTCTTGCAACAGTTTAATAGTTGGAACCATACGGTTATCAACAACTATTATTTTATAAATGTTCAGAATTTCTTTGTAGGTTAAAGATGTACAAGTTAGAAATATCTGCACATCTTCGTTTACAGAACCATTTGACAATCCCAAATCTACTTTAATCATACTGGGTAATGTTCCAATCTGAGAAATATCCCAAGTAGATTTAGTTCTCCTGAAAACTTCCCGCTGTTTGGAAGTAAGTTGCTTTTCTTTCAATCTAGACTCAATAATAGTACCATCAAACGTTAACGAACCTCCATCGGTATTACTATTATTTAATGCTAGCTGAATCTTCTGAACTGCAGAGTCTTTAGGTTTTGGCTTAAGTTGCACTCCTTCCTTCAAGCCCTTAATAATCTGCAATGAAGGAATAAAGTCTTTTATTTGAGTTGCATTCCATACAAGAAATTTTCCAGGACTATCCTTAACAGTAACTATATACTTAGTCCCTCCGTTCAATGGGATAATTACTTGTAAGTCTGCATCACTCATTTTACTTAAATGGTCTGATACTCTAACTTTGACGTTTCCAATGACAAAGTAGCGAGAAACAGTGGTTTCAGCTTCGATAATCTCGGAAGCTGTTGCTAATAAATACTTTTCTAATCTAGTCATAAATAATTAATCTATTAAATTACCAAAGATCCCCCACTCGGATTCGAACCGAGGTCTCGAGATTACAAATCACGTGTTCTAACCAACTAAACTACAGGGGAATAAATGCCGAGACTGGGGGATTCGAACCCCAACCTTCACAGTGCCGAGAGTACCAGACTCGAACTGGTGACCTTCGCATAGACAGTGCACTATTCTACCACTGAACTAACCCTCGGTGTAACTGGATTACTCCAGACTAATTAAACCCTTCTCTAACATAATATGGTGATTCGGACATAACCATACTAAATTATTCTCGTTGTTAATCTCCTTAATAAGAGTGTCTTCGTCAAATTCTAATATTCCTTTAAGATGATGTACTTCAAGTATTGCATCAAATTCATGATTATGACAATATTGACATACTTTCTCACGTTCGGAACTTTCTAATACTCTACGAGCATTAGTCCTTATTTCTTGACATTTAGATGATAAGTACTTCTGCCCAGATGTATAATAACCTAATGTTTTGTTACCAATTCCATTAAGTTCTTCCCAGCAACTACGACACATTTCTGAATCTTTATGCTTAGGTTTACCACATCTAGGACATATCTTGTTTTCATCGTGCTTTATCCTACCTCTATTATTGTAAGAAGCAGCACACGAATGACTACAAAACTGTTTCTTCCTCACATCTGCGACCCTCTGATTATCTAGTACTTCGATTACCTTACCACATTCCTTACAGTGGTTAGGATTCTCATAATACAATTTAAGAGATTGTTCTCGATTCACAGATAAGTTTAATTAATTTTAATGACAGTGTGATATGCAAGCCATTACACCACAGCCTCGATATTTAATCCCAGTACCATATTTCTCTGAGGATTTTTACTTGTTGTTTGATTTGTTCAGAAATTTTCTACATATTATTTACAGTGTTAGTTGGGAAGGGCAGAGTTGAACTGCCGTCTAGAAATTATCAGTTTCTTGTTCTAACCGTTAAACTACATCCCAATCGGTTGAACTATAGCCCTGTCATGTGGACCTAACGGGAGTCGAACCCGTGTCCAAACAACCCTTATTACAAGGATAACGTGCGTCTCATTTTTATTACATCAGCTAGTGAGTTCTAGCATTTAGATAGTTTTATTAGAAGAGCTGGATTCTTTACAGTAGAGGTGAACCAGCAGTCCTCCTACTAACTAATTTACAAACTACCAAACTGGGGGCTGACTAGAAGTCATTCTTCCACCACTCCATTTACGTTGGAGAACGTCTATTTGTAGCCCATAGATAGGCAGTGGAGATTTCAGCTCTACTAACCTTTGGCTTTCAAGTTAATGCATCTAAGCTTCACTGTAACCTGTAGGTACTATGATTCTTCCCTGAAGGTCTCGTTATAACACTTAGATACAAACCTCTTCTGTTTCTAGGTCTCCCCATTAACCCGACTTGATTAATATTGTCTATTAATAAGTCAGCAGCTTAGGCTGCCATTCTTACAGGTGCAATTTCTGCAGTTATTTGTTTTCTTCGTTTAAAGAGATTGCGCTCTACACGTCCTTATAATTCGTAATCGCCTGTCAAATCCAAGTAGGCCCATGTTCCAGTTTATCTCTGATTAGAAAACTGGAGAAAAGAAATTATAGCATTATAGTTGAGCCAGGAGGCAAAATTGTGACCTTACAAGTAAGCAAACGACGCGTATCCTCAACAGTAAACAGCTTAGGATAGCATAGACCGCTACGCCCACCAATGATAATTAAAGCATCTCCGTACCTCTGAACTATAGTTCCAGGCTCCATTTCCTCGTCACAGAACCAATTTACAATCTCAGCTACATCTCCATCTTTCATATTTGTAAGATGTGTTGTGATTGTCTTATTAATTACTTTTGCCATGTAAACACTGTTTTAATATTTCCTTAGTAACTACTCTATCAGCTTCTCTAGATAGCTTATCCAACTTTTCTAAGTCAAACTCGCTAGACTGGAACTTAAATTGAATCCAAGTTGGTTCACTAGGTCTATAGTCTAAATAAGTCTCACACTTATCAGTTCCCAAAACCTCATGCACCATAGCTAATATACGTTCACCAGCAGCTTTAGTTTTTACGAATCCAGATAAATCATATCCAACACCTCTAGAACTCCAGTATTCTCCTTCCTCTGGACGAATGTCTTTTGGTTCCCAATGCCAGGCAGAAACACCGGACCTAGGATGAGCAATACGATGAGCATACTCCATTACGGATTCCGAATTTGGATCAGAAGGATTCTCTGGATGAGAGCCATATTGCACTATGCCTTTTCCGTTATCACTTCTTATTTCGAATGTTAGTTTACAATGTCTGCAAGTTCCAGAGGTAACTCCTCCGCAAGAGAAACAACCACTGGTCACAGAATCACATCCACAATTAGGACAACCCCATTCCTTAAATTCTGAGAATAATATAGATAACATTAGTAATTAGGTTTAAATTCTACTTCCTTTAATACAACATACATCTTACCATCCTTCTGTTCTATACAACCATTGGCCTGTAGAAAATTAATTATAAAGTCCATAGGAATGTGGTAATTGTCAGTTACAAGCATACTGCCATCAATATGATAGCGTTCTTTTCTCTCTAATCTAGTGGGATTACCATTTATAGTAATCTCACCAGAACATTCATTATCCTTATCTGGTTTTATTCCTTTTATATAAATAGAACATCCAGAATCAGCTAGATAAACTTGTTGTATTACACTCATAACTTAGGAACATCAGAACGATTATCATGATAGCCCTCGTCCCCAACAAGTTGGGCTAAACAACCGTGCATATAAGGAACAAGTTCGGGTTTCTCCTTATAACACCTGTATAGCATCCAACTCATACTCATGGAATTTCCACTATGTCCTTTGTCGTAGTACGGAAGTTTGTCTTTGATAGCCTCAATCAGCTCAAATAAGCTAGGATATTTCTCATAGAAGGCTTTACATTCCTCCAGACTCATTTCTTTGAAAAACTCAGAAAATGATAGAGCTTGCTTTATACAAGCCATTTCATAATCGAATAGGTCATTTTCTTCAAATGTACCATTACCAGCTTCAATGAATAAACGATTGAAACGTTCAATTCTCTCCTGAAATTCTTTCGGAAGAGATTCCTTCGTAAGATTCTTGAAATCCATAATCTAATTTTAATTGTTAAAAATAACTTAGTAGCGGGAGTCGGATTCGAACCGACGACCTTCAGGTTATGAGCCTGACTAGCTACCTCTGCTATCATCCCGCGATATTACAAATGCTTTTTAATTAGTTTACAATGATTATACTCTCCTCCCCATCTAATAGGAAACTCTTTTTCCTTAGCCTCTTTATACTTCTCTGCCTGTTTCTTGTCTAAAAAGATTTGGCAATCAGTTTCATAATTTTGAGGAGCATTAGCTGGGTGATAATTTACTACAACTACATATACTTTCATAATTTTTTAAATAAAGTTTGTGGACACGCAGGGACTCGAACCCTATCTTCCGGTGTGCAAAACCAGCGCTCTAGCCATTTGAGCTAACGGCCCATTTTTGGGATTTTCTTTTTAATTGGTGACATACCCATAAATTTCCACTGTTAAGATTCCACAACTTAACAACACCAGATAAGTTTTTTGTTTGAATCATGTTCTAGTAGCATAAGTCCGCAACCATACTACTCTCTCAGTTCATCGACTATCGTGTCAGAAAAGGTCTCTATGATTCCGCAGGGACTGGCTTTAACTTAAACCCCGAATGGATTTTACCTTGCCAGGTCAGGATATTATTACGTTTCTAGCACTCTGAATTGATTTAGCCTGTTTAATCTTATAATCACGAACTACTTCTTTCATATAAGAGTTAAATTCCTTCATGTCTTTCCATGAAATCTCATTAGCTAGTTTCGGAGTTTGAAACATTTTGTACTTTTCTAATAGGTCTTTCATTTCTCTCTTTAGTTTTCAAAGCATTTTCACACGCTTGTTTCTTCATTACATATGGACAATCACAATTTCCACTGTAGTACCAACAACAATAATCACACTGATGCATAATCTAATATAAGGTCAATAGCTGGGGCACATGGACTCGAACCATGATTCTTTGATTAACAGTCAAAAGTTCTGACCTTTGAACTATACCCCAATAGTTAATTTTCTCCACGGGTGTAGATAAGTACCCCTTTGGTACTTACCTTTTAGTAGTATCTTTACTCTAGACCTCTATAAGGAGGCGGAATAGTTCCAGAAACTAACCATGTATAGCTCTTAGAACTCTGTTCAAAATACCACTTAGCAGCTTTCTTCACAACATTAATTACTTTCTTCATAACATCAAAGTTTAAAATTGTTAATAATTAATCTAATTCAGAGCCACAAAAGGAGTTTCGTTGCGGAGGTAGGATTCGAACCGTTTATGACGATTTCTAGGTTATGAGCCTAGCGAGATGACCACTTCTCTACTCCACGATATTGGTAGCCACTTTACATCCGCTACCCAGGGATGCCTCTATCACCAGTGAGGCACGGACTATTCTAACCGTATAGCACGACTGGTTGGTAACGTCTCCAGACACGGCATTTAGACTGAAAATGTCGAAACAGTGATTTAAAGATTAAATAGGCTCTGGAAGATATTTCCAAATATAGCCATACTATGATTTGGTTTTATTCTTACAGCATCCTATAATATGACTCTATGCAGATTTATTGTCAGTAATTCCGTTATTAATTAACCATTCCTAAGCTTCTCTGGAACCAAAGAATACCTGTATAAAATTACCTGCTAAGTCATACTAAGCAATTAACTTTGCGTTACTTTTTCTAATTTTTATATTATTTGCCTTCAAAACTTTGTAAATAGTGTCTTTACAGCACCCTATTTTTTCTTGTATCTAAGAACTAGTATATCCCAATCTAGCTAATTCTACAATTTCACTATGATTGTATAGAATAGTGCCATCTCCTCCTTTAGAGGCATTGTACCCATTAGAACCATAAGTTCCTAGCTCTTTTATCCAATAGATTTCTCTTTCAGATAATTCAGAGTTACTATCTACATATTCCAATTCCTCTATCATAAAGTTCTCAACACCATACTTATTCATGGCATCATATAAAGGTCTTTTGTTGCATCTTTCTTTCTAAAAGTCATAACAATGTTCCTTCCAGCGCTCTTCTATAGAAGTAGTAGTTTTTCCTACGTATCGCTTGCTATTAATTAAATTTGTAATGCAATAAATATATGCCATATTTTTAAATTTAAAATTAGAATCCGTGGAGGGATTCGAACCCTCATTAAAGATTTCTCTTTTCAGTTTTGCAGACTGATGGCTAAACCATTCACCCACACGGATATTAAGATTTAAAGTACTTCTCTCTAAATGGGATATTAAATAATGAATCATTAATATCCTTATCAGTTATTTCCCTATCTAGAGCCTTCTCCGCACATTCGCTACAGATAAACACATGGTGGTCTGGATAATAATCTTTACCTCCTCCTTTGTAATAAGAGGAGAATTTCTTTGCAGCTTCTTTTTCAAAATTGGTTAGCTTAAAGTAATTTATTATCTTGTTCCAAACCTCATCAATAAACATTGGAGAGTTATGGTCTCCATAATAAAATTCTTTATTACATACTGTACACTTTATTTTCATAAAACTTAAATTTTGAGTAGGTAATGAGAATCGAACTCACATCCTCGGCATGGCAAGCCGATGCACTAACCGTTGTGCTATACCTACAAATGTGCAGATAGAGAGACTCGAACTCTCCCCTTCAGATTGGAAGTCTGACGTGCTCAAACCATTAACACCACATCTGCATAAGGAGAGTTATACGATACTCTCCTAAACGCTATCTTAGGATAGTAATTCCTGCGCCTCAATCTCGCCGATTATTTTAGTAACCGCAATCTTGAACGGATTTCCCTTAATTTTGTCAAACAGATGTACATCACGTACCTCATCAACCTTGTCAGGAACATTCACCTTTCTTTTCCCTCTCTCTATGGTCTTCCAAGTGATGACTTCGCACCGTTTCACGTCATAAACGCTATCGTTGCGGTCTACGTAGACCTTGAAGAAGTTCTTCTTATGCTTCACAATCTCAACTCTTTTAAAGTTTTTGATGTTAGCATGAAATTTCAAATCGCATTTTCCATTAGGTAAGAAAATCAATTCTGCCATAATGATACTCCGCATAGTCGGAGATTCAAAGTTAAACTATGTTAATTCCAGTCTTTCGTCTGGCACTCCACCTCGTTTTAACCAATAGCTACTGTTCTTCACTACTTGAGCTAAGCTCTAAACTGGGATAAAGGTATTATTCTATATAAATAAATGGTTTTCCAAATTCTTGCCTGAAAGACTCAAGCCAGCCTTCCATTTCCTCATCACTATCAAAATAGATAGACTCATCATGTCTCTCAGAGAACTCTAGAATAATATGCGGCTTCTGGTATACTATTCCATCCTTGTAGAAGGATGTTCTCTTACTAATTGATTCGAGCATCCCTTTCTCAGAGTAAGTCCCAAAGCATGGGTCTAGAAGATACCAATAATCAATATGCCTTTTCCAGAATAAAAATTTGGTATCCGCTATTCTATGCTTCCATTCTGGATGTTTTCTAGTTTTAAAAACTAGTATCCTCTTTATTAAATTTCCATTAATATATTTATCCATAATTAATCCCAATATTCTGGACAATCATCTGTCGTTAATAATCCTTTCTCGCATAGACCTCCATCATAGAATATACATGATGAGCATGAAAGATTGTCCCTGGACTCATATTCCTGAATACCTTCCTGGATATCTTTCTTAGCCTTATATCTATCTTTTCTATTCTCTTTCTTATATTCGTACTGCATCATCTTACTTCTGTAGGGAGAAGTGCAATTCTTAAGCATTTTGGCATACTTGGAATCATTAAGAAAATCCGTAATTGATTCACAAATTCTCAGTGCTCTATTTCTGAAAATAGGAACATTATACTGAACACTGGCTTTAATTCCGTTTACCGGGATATAGAACTTCCCGCAAGAGTTATAAACTTTTTTAGCTCTAGAAATCCACTTTCTTTTAGAAAGCTCTCTTCTTAATTTTCTGTCCATAGGCAAATAAATTAGTGTAGAATCTGGAGTGGGATTCGAACCCACGAAACACGGTTTTGCAGACCGTTCCCTTAGACCACTCAGGCATCCAGACATAAAGGGGAGACTAGCTCCCCAGTTTTTAGAGTACCAAAGAATCGTATCTTCCTGTACGATACAGAGATGGCTTACTGTTAGGATCTTTAATCCAGTAGTAGTTAATTTCGTTACCGTTCTTAGTAACAATAACATTCAACTTCTTGTCAATAGCGATAATCTCGTCACTGTAGAAGCCGTCTCCCACCTTAAGATTGCTGAACTTGGTAGAAGAGTAGATAAAGTAATACGACAGGTTGTGGAAGTTATGGCGACGATACTCATAGTATTCGTTGAGGGCTTTTCTTTCCTCTATAGTACAGTTATCCTCGTCATCAACAATAGGCTTAGGTATAGGATTATTAAATCTCTCAACAGCCTTGGAGAAGTTTTCAATAGAGAACTTATTCTTGTCTTGCTCAATTTCTCCAGTGTAAGCATAACCTCTGATACAGGAATACTCATACTCATTAGTTACTACATTGAAGAAACTCTTAGCCTTTCTCAAACCTTCAATTCCATGAATGTTAACTTCATTAACTATAGTTTTGAGAATATCAATAGTTGATATGGTCAAAGAATCAATGAAGTCAAGCAAATCTTGACGTGCTTCTGGAACTTCCAAGGCATCGTCTAGATATTCGTTTACAACCTTCAAATCAAGATTTTCAAACTTCTTGACGTAGCGGATTCTAGACGGACGTCCTACCATATTCTCGTTGATAGACATTGTATTAGTAGTCAACAAGAATACCTTACGATACTTAGAGTTATAAACTCCATCCATAATTTGGAGGATTGTAGAATCCGACTCGCTGAAGTTCTTTTCAAACTCGTCTAGGAAGAGAACACAGTCTCCCTCAATGCCAGAGAGAAACTCAATCATAGATTGATTGTGGTCTCCCATATCCTTTACTATAATAACAGGAAGGTTCAATTTGTTAGCTAATTCTTTAGCTGTGACAGTCTTTCCAGTACCTTTTGTACCAGTAAACATGATTCCCAAGTTTCCTTCTGTGTTACTATAAGTTTTGATTACATGGTCTATGAAATCTTCCTGCAGTCCATACATCTTGTACGGAAATACGAACTTGTCTGCATACTTATCCAGGTGATAACCTGTCATTGTCAGACTAATACCGTAAATACCGACCGGAAGAGATTCCGAAACCTTGTAACCTGAGCCTACTTGGGTGTATGTAGACCCGGAACACATCCAAACTTTGTTCATTTCTTTATTTTTAATTGTTATTTAATATGAATGTTTCAGAACATTCAGTTAATTAAAGTTCTCCACTGTCTTTGATAAGTTCTTTAGCCTTATCCATTCCAGCTTCGTAAGCCTCCACAACGTACTGTATAGCAGTTTTTGAATCAATCTGATTCATGGAGTTGCTATTTTCTACCAATTCTTGAATAATTTCACTTAACTCTTTCATAATCTATAATCGAATAAAAGTTGTAGGGTAGGAGGGACTCGAACCCTCACACATTTCTGTACTAGATCCTAAGTCTAGCGCGTCT